CAACTAACAGAAAACGAATTTCGCGCAGGTTTTGCGCTGGTTAAGAATTGCCTCGGAGAGATGGGCGGCAAGCGCCCGTCTGATTTTGACAATGGCGACTGCTTCACATGGGCTTACCCGTACGTCCTAGTCGAGGCTGGCTGGACGAAAGAATCTGCGGCTGGAACTTGGCGCACGTTACTCACTAAGGGTGTCGTCGAGTGGTATGACTGGAACGAAGGCGGCATGGACGACGAAGGCGGTTGGAACGAGTTCTTTGTGTGCGACCCTTTTTGGCAGTGGCTCGATACGGTCTGGGACGAGAAAGGAGGTGCAGCATGAGCGACCCCGTCAAAGAGGAACTGCGCGGTACGCTAATCGCGGCGGCGTCCGCACTAAGGGATGGGGCTAAGTTGCTTGATCACGCCAGCCGGATCAAAGGTGACTCGGCCTACTTAGAGGCTATGGCGGCGACTATTGACAGGACGCTCGCCCGCACTGAAGGGGATGCAGCATGACCCGCCTTGTCAGAATACCAATGTACTTCTACATCGATCACGAGGAGCGTGCCCTTGATACACCTCCAGAAGTTAAGCGCACCAAACGTCACGTTTGGATTGATCGCGACCATCCGTTCGTAGCGGAGTTGCTCTCCGACGCAAGGTATTACCAGGACACACTTGGCTTTGGCAACGAGTGGCACGGCCTTTGCCACTCGGCTCGTGCTACTGTCCGTGCGATAGAAAACTCTTCTTGCGAGGACTGATTGCCCCTTCCCGTTTGTTCCCTGCTTCTTCTTCTTTGCCCGGAACTTGAGTACATAAAGATTTTGGAAGCGGAGCTATTTCGCAGGGCCAATATTCTGTCAACTCAGACACCTCTAAAAGAACCTGAAAAGTTAACACGGGTGATGCCCCCGATACCCAGGGAAAAACCTCCTCGGCCTGTTGAGCCGCTGATCCGGTATATCTTGCCGGGGTTCAAGATGCCAGCAGGGACATATTGAGCAGAAAGTTTTGATAAAATAAAATCTCAGCCTAAACTAACTCAGCACTCCAGGCCCTAAACCTCCCGAGTGTTAGCAGCTGCTCCAATCAGCTGTGGCCCCGGCAGCAGCCTCCCGGCCCGTCGGGGTTTCTTTTTGCCTCGTAAAGGGGCATAGTTATTTTTCAGCCGACCCCTGAAAACAGGTCAAAACAATTGGAAAATCAAAACCAGACCCCTAAAAGAGGCCGCCCCAGGAAACACCCGGCGAAAGTTGACCATGGTGTTGTTGTCAAAAGGCCAGTGAAGTCTGGGCCACCCATCAACCCCGATGCCATGTCTCGTTTGAAAGATGAGCCTGAGGGATGGGATGGCCGGTTCAAATCTGTTGAGCCGATGAAGAGTAAAAAGCCGGCACGCAAAAATAATTACAAGTGGAACCACCCAGCCACGATCAACTGGATCATGGGTCAGGCTGACCCGGTTGGATTCCTCGCTGCAGTGATGGCTGGCAAAGAGATCTTTCCTGTCTACACAAAAGGTGCGGACGGCTTGGCGTCGGCGGCTGGCAATATTTCCGCAGACCCAGAGCTGCGTGTCATGGCTGCCAAGACTCTGCTGGGCAAATGCATTCCGGATCTCAAGGCGGTTGAGATCAAGGCTCAAATCGAACAAACGAAGGTGCTGGATATCAGCAAACTTAATGACGATGATCTCACAACAATTGAACGAGTACTTGAGCACGCTGTCATTGACGCAAGTGAGAGCGGAGAAGATGAAGAGGTCTTTGAAGGAGTTTACCAAGAGTTGCTGGCCGACACTTGAACCGGGCCGTAACTTTTACGACAACTGGCACATTGATGCGATTTCCGAGCATCTCCAGGCAGTTGTTGAAGGTGACATCCGCCGACTGATCATCAACATCCCACCACGCCACATGAAATCGCTTTCAGTCGCGGTTGCACTTCCTGCGTGGACCTGGACCATCCAGCCAGAGAAGAGATTTCTCTTTGCCTCTTATGCTTCGTCTCTTTCTATTCGTGACTCGGTCAAGTGTCGCCGCCTGATCTCTAGCCCCTGGTATCAAGATCATTTCGGTGAAGGCTTTGACTTGACCGGCGATCAGAACCAGAAGCAGCGGTTTGAGAATGACAAGACTGGCCAGCGGATCGCGACCTCAGTTGACGGCGCGTTGACTGGTGAAGGCGGAGACATAATTGTCATTGATGATCCGCACAACGTCCGAGAGGCAGAGTCCTCCACTGTTCGTGAAGGTGTGCTGGAGTGGTGGGACCAAGCCATGCAGTCTCGTCTCAATGACCCGAAGACCGGCGCATTCATCATCATCATGCAGCGGGTTCACGAGAATGATCTGACCGGACACATAATCGAGAACCACTTTGAGCAGTGGGATCACCTGTGCCTTCCGGCAAGGTACGAGGTTGGCCACCCGACGTTGACGGTCTCTTCTCTGGGCTTCACAGACCCCAGGACGCAAGATGGTGAGCTTCTCTGGCCAGAGCGAATTGATGAGCGGACCCTTGGCAATCTTGAGAAGTCTTTAGGCTCTTACGCAGCAGCCGGGCAGCTTCAGCAGAGGCCAATGCCTAAAGGTGGCGGGATCTTGAAGGCTGAGTGGTGGGTGCCCTGGGAGAAGGAAACACTGCCAGACATTGAGTATGTCATTCAGTCTTGGGACACGGCATTCAGCACAAAAGAGAAATCATCTTATTCTGCTCGCACCACATGGGGTGTCTTTCGTAGGAATGGCCAAGTCAACGCGATCGTGCTTGATATGTGGTACGACCGAGTGTCTTACCCGGAGCTTCGCAAGATCGCCCAGGAGTCTTACCATGAGTTTGAACCGGACGCAGTCCTCATAGAGAAGAAGGCTTCGGGCCAGAGCCTGATCCAAGATCTGCGCATGGCCGGCATTCCTGTCCTTGAGTATTCCCCAGACAGAGACAAGGAGGCTCGTGCTCATGCCAGCAGTGCGATACTTGAGGACGGAAGAATATGGTTTCCTTCTGGCAAGAACTGGAGTAAAAACTTAATAGACATCTGTGCCGCATTCCCAGCTGGTGACAATGACGATATTGTTGACACATGCACTCAGGCTTGGTTGCGGCTTCGCAAGGGTTGGTTCGTCACGCACTCGAAAGATTACGAGGACGATGACGAGGAACCAGTTACAAGGATGAGCTTGTATGGCTAGACAGCCACAAACCCTCAAAACCGGCGACTTCCCATCAGTGACTGACCCTGTGCCGTTTGCCGATGGCACTCCTACTGATGACTTGCAGATTGAACAATTAGAAAATGACGAAGTCTTGATTGGCGATCCCGATCTTGATCTTGTCCCAGAGATTGACACAGAGTTCGACTCTAATCTCGCTGAAGAACTTCCAGACACCCAGCTTTCATCTTTAGCCGCTCGGCTCGTCTCATACTACGAGTCCGATCGCTCGGCTCGTTCCCAGTGGGAGCAGCGTTACAAGGACGGCCTAAAGACCCTAGATCCTGAAGGTGGAATGCAGGAGGGAGATGACAACCGCGCAACTCGTGGCCTGAGTGTCGTCGTCCACCCGCTCATCGCCGAGGCTGCCACGCAGTTCAACGCACGGGCGATCGCCGAGCTTTATCCCGCCGGTGGCCCGGTAAAAACTACGATCATCGGTCAGCCGGACGAAGAGACTGAAGACCAAGCTCGCCGTGTCCGTGAATTCATGAACTACCAGATCACACAGGAGATGCCCGAGTATTTCCCCGATCTGGATCAGATGCTGTTCCACCTGCCATTGGTTGGCCAAACTTTTAAGAAAGTCTGGTGGGACGTAAACCTTGACAGGCAGTGCTCGCAGTTCGTGAAGGCAGAAGACTTTATTGTCGCGCCTGAGAGCAAGGATCTCCAGACATCGCCCCGGTACACTCAACTGATCCGAATGCCGAAGAATGAGTATGACCGTTACGTTGATGCCGGTTGGTATCTCCCAGTCAAATTCACAGGTGACGGCGGCGACCCGTCTGGCGATACGATCGGCGAGATTGAAGGCGTAAACACTCAGGGCGATGACGCAGAAGACGACATTGTTACGTTGCTTGAGATGCACGTCTACGAAGATGTCGAGGGCGATGATGTCCTGCCTTACGTTGTCACGATCGACTACGACACCGACAAGGTCGTAAGCGTCCGCCGGAACTGGCGATCAGAGGACGAGAAGAAGGCTCGCCGAGACTGGTTTGTCAGCTACAAGTTCCTGCCCGGCCTGGGCTTCTACGGCTTCGGCCTCTACCACATCATCGGCGGTCTCGGAAAAGCTGCGACCGGATCTTTGCGCGCCCTCCTTGATTCGGCTGCATTCTCCAACATGCAGGGCGGCTTCAAGCTCAAGGGCCGTGTCAGCGGCGGCGAGATCGATGTAAGCCCCGGTGAGTTCGTTGACCTTGAGGCGACAGTCGACGATGTCAAGAAGGCGATCATGCCGTTGCCGTTTAAGGAGCCATCGGCGGTTCTTTTCCAGCTGCTCGGATATGTCGTTGACATTGGCCAGCGGTTTGCCAGCACGGCGGACTTGAATGTAGGCGACGTAAATCCCAATGCCCCTGTCGGCTCGACGATTGCTCTGATTGAGCAAGGCAGCAAGTCATTCTCTGCGATACACAAGAGGCTCCACAATTCGCAAGGACAAGAGTTCAGGCTGCTTGCCCAGCTGAACGCGGAGAACCTCCCAGAGAGTTTTGATTTTGCGATTGCAGGATCGAGCAACAAAATTTACGCCGCTGACTTTGACGAGCGCATCGATGTCGTCCCGGTCAGCGACCCCAACATCTTCTCAACTGCCCAGCGCATCGCCCAGGCGCAGGCCATCCTCGAGATGGCGCGGTCCGCCCCAGAGCTTCACGACATGTACGAAGCCTACAAGCGGATGTACGAGGCGATCCGCATTCAGAACATTGACGAGATTTTGAAGGAGCCAGCAGAGGCT